ACATCACACACCAACTTCTTTGAGCAGCGTGTGACAGACTACAGCAAGGGTGCTACCACTGGCACATGGGATGATGTATGGGGGAAAGCAGCATGAGTGATAATGAACGACTCAAGGAACTAGTGGCTGAGTTCTTTACAAACTACTTAGACTACACTGAGGATAGCGATAGCGGTGTGATGTTTAACCCTATTTACATCTCATGTTGCAGGGCATTAAAGCTTAAACCGCTAGAGAAACTTCTTATTGAAATGAAGACACTGGCTGGTGTTAAGAATGATTGAGGTTGTTGTTAGTGCAGCTATGCTTGTCGAAGCAAGAGATAAAGCAGCAGAGATGGGCAGGTTGTACAACAGCATCATTAGGGGTGCTGGTAATATTGCTGGATTCATAGGTGAAGATATAGCTCGACAAGTGTTAGGCGGGGAACTAAACAACACCTATGACTACGATCTTGTGTTACCATCTGGCAAGACTATTGATGTAAAGACAAAGCAGACCAGTGTTAAACCTCTTGAAACCTATGAGTGTTCTATTGCTGCACTTAATACAACCCAAGAGTGTGACTACTACTGCTTTATTCGCGTCAAGAATGACTTCACTGTAGGCTGGTATCTTGGTGTGTATGACAAGAAACAATACATGCTAGATTCAGTCTTTATGAAGAAAGGAACTGTTGACTCCAGCAATGGTTATACAGTAAAATCTGATTGTTACAATCTCAAAATCTCTAGCTTGAAAGATATGATATGAACCACCCTAATAATTTACCTGAAAAGAAAACAGTAGTTGATATGACCAGCTTGTCAGCAAAGATCAAGGAGGTTGTGTACACAACTGTGCCAGATAGCACACTAACCCTGTGTCTGTTGTACATGAAGAACGGGTATGTTGTGATTGGTAAGAGTGCATGCGTTGATGCCTCTAAGTTCAATACTGCTGTTGGTGAGAAGTATGCGTATGAAGATGCGCTAAACAATCTGTGGCCTTTGGAGGGCTACTTGATGGCAGAACGACTCATGGAGGTTAAAGATGCAAGTTAAGTCAGAACGATTTCCACCTCTGCGTATTCAGGCAGAGCAAGGCTACAAAGCCTTCTACAAGGGGTGGCTGGTCAACAGCTACAATCCTGATACCATTGCTGGTAAGGAGTGGCAGAGAGGCTTCGACTATGCTTACTTTGAGAACATCCACTATCTAACAAATCCGAAGCCAGCACAACAGCACTAAAAAGAAAGCCAGCAACTAAGCTGGCTTTTTCATTTATCGTCTAGTTGCTAGGCCACCTCTTGCAAGCTTGGGAGTTATCTCCCTCACCTTCTGCAATGACAGCTTTCGTTTGTCTTCTTTTATTGCGGGTGTGCCAGTAGCATTGTCTGTTGCTGAAAACTCACGAAGTCTATCCCGCAGTTCCAACAGGTTCTTAGCTTTTTGAGTTGCCCCAACACTTCTAAGAATGTCAGCAACATCTGGCAGCTTATCAACAACACCTCCGTGAAAAGCATCATCAATAAATTGGTCAATGCTGGATTGATATTGCTGACCTGTGCCAGAGCGAACAGTACCCTTAGACATGTTCATATAGTCATTCATTAAGTTACGAACAGCCGTGTAGGACTTATAAGCAAACTTAGCAGATTCTCTTTCATCAAAAGAATCTAAAGCATTGTCCATTAACTCTTTCAATTCATCTCGTGTTTTAATTATTTCAGCTTTTGGTTTGATGCCAATAAGTGCCCTGTTAAACACTTCATCTTTAGGGTTAAGAGCTTTCAGTTTAACATTGTTACCTTTAACACTGAGCTTATTAGCTTCAATTATCATATCTTCTGTTTCATTAAATCCAGCGCGTGGCAATGATATTGGACGAACAAAGTCTGGTACACCAGTAACAGCACGAATAATAGTGTTCATATCCTTAGCATCATATCCCTTTGGTGGCATGTTGATGCGAGAGAACTTGTAATCAGCATATGGAATATCAGTATACATAAAGTTATCTACATTGCGCCCACCAAAAGAATTGGCATTAAATCCAAGATTCAAATCTTTTGTAAATGAAGGACCACCCACATTCATTTCAAAATGTCCAGTTGTGCTTCTTGTTGGGTCATAAAATCCAGACCTATTAAGCTTTTCCATTTTCTCTGGTAGACCACCATGATACAAGCGAATGGGTGGAACATCTTTATACTGTTCACGCAATTGTTCAAGCTTGTTTTGTAGCCGCATAGCCATGTCTTTAGCTTCAGCCATTCCCTCTTTAGTCTTAGGTGAAAGTTCTACATTATACTTTGCACGATATTCACCTAACAATGTACCAAGAACTTCATCATCAATGGTAGCAAAGTCCATGTCATCTCGTAGCCTGAAGAAAGAATCTTCTCGCTTGTTCCTAATCTCCTTAATGATTGCATTGCGCTGAGTAACAGAAGTTTTATTAACTTGTTTGTTCAAGTCGCCTATATAAATCTTATCGATCTTTTCTTCAGATAGTGATAGTCTTGGTTTAAGGAATGCTTTAATATCTGATATTGAGTCGCCTATTGGATTTCCATTATCATCGTACAAAACTTCATCCGTCAAAGATGTAGCGCTATCATCTGTCTTCTTACCAAACGGATTTGCTGGCATCTCATTCCATTTAACACCAGCAGCTTGACCAGTATACGCATGAGCAGTCTGCATATAGTCATCGTAGTTGGCTATCTTCCAGTTCTTTAGGAATGCAGCGTCATAGTTCTCAGCCATCAGCTTTTCACCAGCGGCGTACTGATCAGGGGTAAAGCCACCAGTGGGCGGTATGACATCATCAAGCTGCTTAGAAGCATCTTGCAAGTCATCAGCCAGATTGGGCATAGGAGCGGTTTCAACAGCAGCAGCAGGGGGAGGCATGACCTCTTCCATTTGACTCGCCATAGGGGCTTCTGGCTCGATTGGTGGCACTGGCTCAGAGGCAGCAACAGTCTTCTTGGCAGCAGCCTTCTTAACTGTTGGGATGGCCGTAGTTGTTTGAGGAGCAACAGCTGGTGTTGGTAGATTCTTATTAAGAATGTTATCAATAGTAGAAGTATCTACAGGAATGTCAGGAGTGTTTATTGTTCTGAGCCTAGATAAGAAGCCTTGAACTGGAATGTTAGAGGCTGTTTTACCAGCAAACTTAGATGCCATACCACCAACAGCAAACCTTAAGTCACCAAGCATTGCCTTATATGCGTCAACTTGCATATAGTCATTGGCTTCTTCAAGCGTCTTACCTTGATTGTCTTTGGCATATCGTTCATTGATAACCTTACGCTCATCACTGGTAAGCTTATTAAATTGCATCTTCTTAACACGAAGAAGATCATCACTCATGAACTTAGCATCGGTAATGTCCCGTGCTATGCTGGTCATTTCCCTAACAGAATTACCAAGCGCCATCTTCTGTTCCGTTGGGCTTAGTTTCTGATATCGCTCATCATTCATTGCCCGTTTAATTGTTTCAATAACTAATGGGTTTGCCGTTTCAACAAAGGCACGATCATAGCTCTTGTCACCAGACGAAGGACCATACAGCTTGTATGGGTCAATACCAAGTCTAACGATTTCAGATTCAGCAGGAGTCTTTGCTGGAGTTTCACGGACACCAACCAAGCTGTAGAAGAACTCACCTTCTTTGTACACTGGACCATCACGCAAGCGAGGAACAGCTTCAGGCAAGTTCTCTTTAAGGATTGGCAGCTTGCTTTGAACACGCTGAGCGCCAGCTTCAACCAACGTAGGAACAGGCATTCCCATAACTGTCTTATCGCCAGTGATGACATTAGGGTCACGCTGGATAGAGCCTTCCTCACGGAACAAATCAAGAAACTCATAGGCACTCTTGAATACAAACGGCTGTGAGAATCGTGCAGTGAAGTCACCCAATACTTTACCAATTGCAATCTCAAGCTTATCTGCGTCTTTCTCAGAAGACACAGCAGCAAATACTTGATCAAGTAATTGAGCTTGTGTGCCAGCTGGCATTTTCATACCAACAATGGCTTCAAGCATTTCACCTGTCTTTGGCTCAAGGCCAAGCTTGCGTTTGGCTAAGAAGTCAGCAACGGCAAGTGTTGGTCCAAGCGGAAAGATTGAGCGAGTATCAAAAGTACCGCCATCATCCTTCTTCATATTAAACCAATCAGTGTCTTGGTTGTTTAGACGATAGTCATACGCAGCAGCAAGCGCTGCCGTACCAACAANACCTTTAGCAATGTTCTCTTGACCTTGACGAATCAAACCATNACCAGCGCTGTCGCCATTAGCCTTCATCAAAGAACCCGTTAACAAATCTTGTGCGCCAGAGGCTGCACCAAACACGCTATAACGGTATTGGAATGCAATAGCATTAGACATAAAGCGAGGAAATGTTGCAACTAAACTCATAGTTGGAAATTCAGCCGCCTTGATAAACAAGTTACCAGCATACTCAGCACCAGACTCAAAAGACTTAATATCTTTCCTTTGTACCTTTGGTGTGTAAGAAAACGTAGCCTTCAAAGTTTCGTCAGTGGCTTGTTTCAATATGGAGGCAGGGATAGTCTTGCCTTCACCAATAACTTGAAACATATCAAGACCAGCGCGGCGCATATGTTTTTCAACAGCAGCGTTAAAGATAGCTTTACGAAAGAAGCTATCCTGTGCCACGTTCAGTGTATTGAAAATCTGAGCAGCTTTGGAAAGTTCAGTGGTGCTGGATTCTTGTGTTGCGCTAAGAATATTGTTACGCAATGCAGGGTTGTGTTGTAGCAAAACATTAGTAGTCTCGTTAGACAAACCGCTCTTAGCCATGTAACCGTACACGCTGAACGCATCACGAAACGT